TTCAGTTGGGTAGGTTTTGATGAATTGACGCAGTGGTCAACTCCATTTGCATGGAATTACATGCGTTCTCGCTTGCGGAGTACCGCACCAGATCTCCCTACCTACATGAGAGCCACTACAAACCCCGGTGGTCCTGGTCACATATGGGTTAAAAAGATGTTTATTGACCCTAGTCCTGCTGGTAGGGCGTTCTGGGCTACAGATATAGACACAGGTGACACACTTTCGTACCCAAAAGGTCACAGTAAAGAAGGTCAACCTCTGTTTAAGCGCAGGTTTATACCTGCTATGTTGTCTGATAACCCCTATCTTGCTGAAGGTGGTGACTATGAGACTATGCTTTTGTCACTTCCTGAACATCAACGTAAGCAATTGCTAGAAGGTAACTGGGATGTGGCTGAAGGTGCTGCATTTCCAGAGTTTAATCGTCGTATACATGTCATTAAGCACGAACATATACCCGGTAACTGGGTTAAATTCAGGGCATGTGACTATGGATACGGTTCGTATTCAGCAGTATTGTGGTTTGCTGTATCTCCTGCAGAGCAAGTGATCGTTTATCGTGAATTATACGTAAGTAAAGTACTAGCCAAAGACTTAGCCCACATGGTTATGGATTGTGAACGTAATGATGGACAGATCCGTTATGGTGTTCTTGATTCTTCCTGTTGGCATCGTAGGGGTGATACTGGTCCTTCACTTGCTGAGCAAATGATCATGGAAGGCTGTAGATGGAGGCCAGCAGATCGTAGTGCAGGTTCACGTGTAGCAGGTAAGAATGAGATACATCGTAGGCTACAGCTTGATGATTTCACTCAAGAGCCTAGATTAGTAATTATGGATAACTGTACAAACCTGATTGCACAACTGCCTACACTACCTTTGGATAAGTCTAACCCAGAGGACATTAATACAAAGTCAGAAGATCACTTATATGATGCATTGCGGTATGGCGTGATGAGTAGACCTAGATTTTCGATATGGGATTATGATCCAGCTACAAGTAGATCGAATCAAATGCCAATGGCATGTAAAACATTTGGATATTGATAATGGATGAAGAGTTCACAACAGACCGTCAGCTTAGTTTAGATGACGTAAGCAAGAGTGGTGTAGAAGATCCTGTAGCTGCACCTGTTATTAATTACGTCAATGGTAAATTTAAAGAGGCTGAGAATGCTCGTCGTGTGGATGAAGAACGGTGGTTAAGGGCATATCGTAACTATCGTGGTATCTATGGCCCAGATGTGCAATTCACTGAGACTGAGAAGAGTCGTGTTTTCATTAAAGTTACCAAGACTAAAGTTTTAGCAGCCTATGGTCAGATTATTGAGGTACTCTTCTCTAACAATACATTCCCGATTAGTGTAGAGCCTACAGTCCTTCCTGAGGGTGTTGTAGGCGATGTTCACTTTGATCCTAAGGAAAGTAAGCAGAAACCTTTACCTGAGCCTATGTCATCGCCTTATGGCTTTGCAGGGGACGGTAAACCACTTCCACCAGGATCTACCTTTAATACATTGATGGAAAAGCTTGGCTCACTAAAAAATAAGCTAGGCAATGTAACAGGTCTTAAAGAGGGTGTAGGACAGACACCCACTTCTATCACATTTAGCCCTGCCATGGTAGCAGCTAAAAAGATGGAGAAGAAGATCAAGGATCAACTTGATGAGAGTAAAGCTACTAAGCAATTACGCAATACAGCATTTGAGTTAGCCCTCTTTGGTACTGGGATCATGAAAGGTCCCTTTGCTTATGATAAAGAGTATGCTAACTGGAAAGAAGATGGAACATATAGCCCTGTTATTAAAACAAGACCAGATACATCCCATGTAAGTGTGTGGAACTTTTATCCAGATCCAGATGCTCATAACATGGAAGACGCATCATTTATTGTGGAGAGACACAAGCTAAGTAGATCTCAATTACGTGATCTTAAGAAGCGTCCCTTCTTCCGTAAATCAGTCATTGATACAGTCATTGAACGTGGTGAGACTTATGTGAAGAAATATTGGGAAGATGATCTTAGCGATTATCGTACCGATACAGGGGTTAATCGATTTGAAGTAATAGAGTTCTGGGGCACTATAGATCGTGAGATGCTTGAAGATAATGGTGTCAAGATCCCTGATGCATTTAGTATGGCAGATGAATTACAAGCTAATATCTGGATTTGTAATCGTCAGATTATCCGCATGGTACTGAATCCATTTAAACCTGCCAAGATACCCTATCACGCATCACCTTATGAACTGAACCCTTATTCATTCTTTGGTATTGGTGTAGCAGAGAATATGGAAGATACGCAGATTCTAATGAATGGATTTATGCGTATGGCAGTTGATAATGCTGTGCTATCTGGCAACTTAGTCTTTGAAGTCGACGAGACTAACTTAGTGCCAGGACAAGACATGCAAATCTACCCTGGTAAGATATTCCGTAGACAGGGTGGGGCACCAGGACAAGCTATCTTTGGTACTAAATTCCCTAATGTATCGAATGAGAATATGCAAATGTTTGACAAGGCTCGTGTCTTGGCAGATGAATCCACAGGCATACCTTCATTCTCGCATGGGCAAACAGGTGTAGCAGGCGTAGGACGTACTGCAAGTGGCATTAGTATGTTAATGAATGCAGCTTCCGGTACAACAAAGACAGTGATTAAGAATGTAGATGATTACTTGCTACGTCCTTTAGGTGAGGCATTCTTTAACTTTAATATGCAGTTTGACTTTGATCCAGAGATTCGTGGGGATTTAGAAGTCAAGGCACGTGGTACTGAAAGTCTCATGGCAAATGAAGTACGTAGCCAGCGATTAATGCAATTCCTACAGATTGCAAGTGCTCCTGCACTGATGCCCTTTGCCAAATTCCAATATATTATTCGTGAGATTGCTAAGTCAATGGATCTTGATCCAGATAAGGTAACTAATAACATGGACGAAGCTGCATTGCAGGCTGCATTAATGGCAGCACAACAACCCCAACAACCTGCTGCAGCAGCACCTGGAGGAGTTCCCGGTGTAGCAGATACAGCAGGTACAGGCGGGGGTAACATCGGTGTAGGTCAAGTACCCACACCTGGAGAACAAGGATTTACAGGTAATGTCCAACAACCAAGACCAGCACCAGCACCTCAACAGGCTTAAGAGTGTATTTAATACACACATTGTATGGGAATCATTTACAGCTGTATTAGAAAGTAAAGCAAGAAGCTATTACAAAATTTTAGAGCAAGCTAAAGATCCCATTGATGTGTACAGAGCACAAGGCGCATTAGATGCCCTTATGAAAATGAAAAGGCTAAGAGATGAAATCAATGCCCAAGAGTAGAGCTAAGAAACAAATGAAGAAGCTGTTTGAGGACGGTGGACTTCTTCAAGAGGGTGGCACAGTAGATAAAGATAGTGGCAATGAAGTACCCGTAGGCTCACTTAAAAAAGAAGTACGTGATGATATCCCTGCACAATTGAGTGAGGGCGAGTTTGTATTCCCTGCAGATGTAGTACGTTTTATTGGCCTACAGAAACTCATGGATTTACGTCAGGCAGCTAAAGAAGGCTTAGCTAAGATGGAAGCTATGGGGCAGATGGGCAATGCAGATGAAGCCACTGAAGATGACACAGGTGAGTTTGAGACTGAACTTGATGACATCTTAGATGAGATTGAAAGTGAGTCAGAGGAAGAGGGTACGGAAGAGGATAGCCCATCAAAAAAAGCTAAAGGGGGACAGGTCCGCATGGCAGCAGGTGGTCTTGCTTCCCCCAATCCCTTTACTACACCCTTTAGTACAGAACGGTATAGTAAAGCTGGACAGAGAGATATCTTTATTCCCACATTCAGTGGACAGCCACAAGGTGCTATCCCTGAAGGATTCCAAAAGAGTACAAAAGTACAAAGCTTCGGTGGAGTATTTAGAGAAGCAGGTGAAGCTAAACCCACAGTAACAGCTACAACCAGCCAGAAAACTACCGCAGATTTAACTAAGACAAGTACAGCTGCAACTACAGATCTGACTAAGACTACTACGGCAATACCTGATGCATATAAAGATTTAGACACCGACACTGATACAGATCAGTATCTCATTAATCTTGCCAAGAAAGATGAAGAAAAATATGCATCGGAAGATAAGGCTAAAGGTAGAGCTTGGACTCGTGGTACGGTACTAGACAATCCATTTAAAGATGTAAAAGATTTAGGCACTGTATCTGTGCAAGTTGGTACGGACACAGATGGACAACCTATATTTGAAGAGCAAAAAGCTTCATTAAAAGATTGGTTACTAAAACAGACAGATCCTGCATCAGCAAAGATAGCAGAGTTGGTATCTCACAAAACTACAGATATTCAAAAGATAGAGCAGGATGGTGATGTCTACTACCGTATATCAGGAAAAACGGGTGGTGCAGATAGGGAGCGCATGTCACAGACCTACAAGGAGATAGGCGATCAACTTGTACCTGTAGGCAAGGCTAGTTTCTATAAAGGTGCACATCCAGATGCAGCAAAGGTAAAAGGCATTGCACAAGTAGCTGGTATATTTGCTGCCCCATTTACAGCGGGATTATCCACTTCTATTGGCTCTGCCATTATGGGTGCAGGTGCAGTTGGTGCACAGACAGTAGGTTCGGCAGTACTTGGTGCTACCTTTAACGGGTTAACTGCCGCAGCCACTGGTGGGAACATAGGCAAGGCCATGATCGGTGGTGCAGCAGCAGGTGCTCTCAATGCCAATGCAGGTGAAATTACTACAGCCATTATCGGCGCAGACAATTTAAATAGCATTGCTAGTACATTAAATTTAAAGCCAGCACAAGTATCTAATATATTTGTAGGTTCTATAGGCAGTGGCGTTACAACTGCTATACGTGGCGGTGATTTCGGTGACGTACTAACGAGCTTTAAAGATTCACTCATATCTTCTGGTGTATCTGAAATAGCTGCTGCTAATGTAATGAAATCCTTATCAGGGACAATGGACCCCAATAACTTAAGACGTATTGGTACAGCGACTAAGATGTTATCGAACGTGGCAATTAATGCTTCTATAAAAGGTTTAGATATTAATAAAGCAATTCAGTATTATGCACCTACAATAATGACACGAGCATTGACTACCCCAGGCGGGGGATGATATAATAGATAGTTAGCTATAAAAGGGTGTAGCTTTCAAATAACAATAACCCTTCATCATGGGCCATTTTAAATAATAGCCTTTGGGCCACCTGATAAGACAGCCCCCACTTTAAGAGGTAGATATGTCAGATCAACAGCAAGAAGTACAACAAGTAAAAGTTGCAGGTTTTATTAAACGCTCAGCTAATCATGAACGTATTAAAGAAGAAGAGGAAGAGCTAAAACAGTTGATGGAGGATAATAAAAAAAATACACCTCCAGAAGATGATAACATTGAACCTGATAGCGCAGAAGAAAGAAGTTTTAAAAAGCGTTATGGTGATTTGCGTAGGCACTCACAAAAGCAACAAGTTGAACTGCAAAAGCAAATCGATGACTTAAAAGCTCAACTCGATAGTACAGCAAAACAAACATTTAGTCTGCCTAAGTCTGAGGATGAACTTGAGGCATGGGCAAATGAGTATCCAGATGTAGCAAAAATCGTAGAGACTATTGCCATTAAGAAAGCACGTGAACAGTCACAAGAACTTGAATCACGGCTACAGAAGATTAACGAGATGGCAGAGGAAACTGCTAAAGAGAAAGCTGAAGCAGAGCTAATGCGATTACATCCGGATTTTGCCAAGATTCGTGATCAGGACGAGTTCCATGAATGGGTTGAAAAGCAACCTCGGTGGGTGCAGAGTGCGTTGTACGACAATGAGAATGATGCGATATCGGCAGCTAGGGCAATCGACCTATACAAAGCTGACAAGGGTATTACACAGAAACGTAGTCGAGACACAGACAGAGAAAATACAGTTAATGCTGCTCGTTCTGTACGCACACCTAATAAGGCTCGTGTCGATTCTGAATCAGAGGAAGGACTCTTTTACGAATCCCAAGTAGAGAAGATGTCTTCACTTGAATATGAGCGTAATCAAGAAGCCATTATTGCTGCTATTCGTGCAGGTAAGTTCGTGTACGACAAGACAGGGTACGCAAGGTAGTGAATGATTACGCAAGGTAGTAAAGCATTTTACTTGACAAATTTAAAATAGCTTCATATAACAATATGAAATAACTTTCTTGTGTGTATACATTTAGTGTGCCGCTACTTGCAAGGCCAACCACACGTACAAATGACAACACATAAGAAAGTCTCATTCAGCCTAGTTTTTAGTGGCTGATCTAACCGCAAAACAATAGACTATCAGACTTACCTGAACATTTACTAGCCCAGTAAATCTACTGCACCTAGTTAAATCAGCCTCTGTAGTGAGTGTTTAAGCGTATTTATATACTTATTCATTTATCTTAGGAGGATAAATCATGGCTTTTCCTAAAGCCCCCAATTATGGGAATCTGCCAAATGGCAACTTTTCTGCTGTAATCTACAGCAAACAGGTACAACTCGCATTCCGTAAATCATCTACCGTCGAAGATATCACCAACAGTGATTACTTCGGTGAAATCGCTAACATGGGCGATTCGGTAAAGATCATCAAAGAGCCTGAAGTCTCTGTTCAGTCTTATGCTCGTGGCACACAGATCACTGCACAAGATCTTGATGACGAAGACTTTACCCTTGTCGTTGATCAAGCAAACTACTTTGCATTCAAGATTGATGACATTGAAGCTGCTCACAGTCATGTGAACTTCATGGCAATGGCATCTGATCGTGCTGCATATCGCTTGCGTGACCAGTATGACCAAGACGTTCTTGGCTACCTCACTGGCTTCTACCAGTCTGCAAAACATGCTAATGCTGACACGGCACGTACTACTGC